GAATGAACAGCATTGAACTGATTCATTGCTATAGCAACATCTGTGATTCCTGTTTCATCATCGCCTTCAGGAACCAAGTGTACAACGTATTCTTGTTTGTCGAGTAAGTTTGTGCTAATGTTGATAACTGGCGGCTCAACTTTAACTTGCATTCTGATGCTAGAGTATTCGTATTCTGCACCAACTGTAAGTTGTGTGAATATCTGAATCAGCATTCTTCTAATATCTTCAGCATTCATCAATGATGAAGAAATATCAATGTCGTTGAGAATTTGAATCTCGCCGAAGTATATCAAACCTGCAGGGTGAATGATTGACTTCAGTGTGTCAGAATATGTCTGGAATGTCAGACCACTCTTAATAACATAAGAATAGTCTTGGTAGTAAAGTGAGTCTTGAATAATCTTATAATCGATTTTACCATCATCATCTAGCCAGAAGCCTTCTCTAATGCCAAGACCAGAAATGACTGGCACTAAATTTGCATTACCATCGCCAACTGCATTTGCATTTGCATTTGCTGTACTGTAGTTAATACCGAAATTCGTAATCTCAATCGCACGAATCGAACCAATACCAGTAATGTTGTTAGAAGTGTCAACAGTAACGTTTGCGCTCTTACCTTGAATGTTTGTTGCAATTAAGTTTGCGCTAGAGCCAGTTGTTGTGGAGATGGTAATTGTCGGCAAACTCGTTGAGGTGTAGCCAGTACCAAAATTAGTTAACTCAATACGCTTGATTGGACCCTTTACTAACCAATCTTCATTTTTAATAATGTCGTAATAACTACCATCAGCCTTCATCTGAAAGCCGTCTTCAAATAAAAGATCGAATGTAGTAGTTTCTACAACGGAAGCAACTTGACCGGCTGCATTTGCACCAGAGCCACCCGTAAAGATAAGCGTGTTTCCAACGCCGTAGTTAGAACCAGCATTGTTGATAGTAATCAACCTATCAGATAACAGGCCCAAAGATGAGATTGTTGTGTCTTGTATTGTGATTAAAGGTCTCTTGAAGTATCCCTCGCCTCTATTGACAATTGATATTCTAGAAATTTCACCAACAGTAAATGTGTTTGCGCCAGAAGTTACTGAATATGTATTTGCTAATTCTGTAACTCTTACAATGAGTCCAGAGCCACCAGTTCCTGAGTTATCAATTGTCGCTGTCGTATTTAATTGATATCCATGACCGATAGTATTAATAGTCAACGCACTGATTGGCGATTCTTTAATTGAAGAAACTCTTGCTTGCGCTTCAGAACCATTACCAGCAATAGTGATAACATCACCATCTGCGTAGCCTGAGCCACCATCAATAATCGATATGGAAGAAATGATACCATAAATTGTTGTGACTAAGTTGGTGTCAGTAATGTCTTCAATGTCTTCGCCAGCAACGAATGTGCCGCTGGCAAGTTTCAAAGTCATTTCAGCGACTTCGATTGATCCTATGAAGAATTTCTTAATGTCAACTACGTTAGCAAGAAAGCCTGATGTTTTGCCACGAATTGTTTTGTTCAGAAATAAAAATATATCTCTGTTAAATGGATTGCCTAATGCGTTGATGCCAACTGCTGTCGCTTCTGTTCGAATGACCTGAGTCTTTTCAAAATTACCATCAGATACACGTAGTAAGTCTTCGCCTGGATAGTAGAACTCAATGTTATCATTGTACAATAACTTGAAAAGAAATTTATAAGAATCTTCGTTACTTTTTGACTGAAAGAATTCTTTAAACTTTAAAGCGACTGTTCTTTTATCACCGTTAAACGTAATTGGAATACTAGGAAATAATTCATCCTTCAAATATCCAATATAGTTGTCAATAGACGTTTCGATGTTGCGATAGTCTAATATTTTACCCGTCTTACGTACAACGTTATCTCGAACGACAGTTACGATTGCAGTTGCGCCAGACGTTTGTCCAGTTACAGTCTCAAGCAAGTTAAATGGCGCTCTAGTATCAACTTGTACAATCAATTCGCCACCAACAACAACTTCTTTAACAACCGCTGTTGCGCCACTCGCAGAAATAATAGTTTCGCCACGAACGAATGTTCCGACTGTGCTTGTTATCTCTATTTTGGTTGTTTGCATCCATTCATAGTATGCTTTCATAAACAACAAGAACTTATCGGACTCGGCGGCCATGTCGCCCGAAAGTATTGTGTCTATGCCAAATGATGGCTTGAACTTAGAATCTAACATTTTTATACGCTATATCTATTGACTAAGCTGATTGAGTTATCGTCAACTACACTGACTGAAATGTCTTCATCACGAATAGAGATGATTTGACCTCTTAACGGAAGAATGTCTTTGTTTTGTGGAAATGCGGTTAGCTTCAATGTGTTACTTCCATCATTGAATGCAGTTGGTGCAAAGTTTGTTAGAATAACTTTACCAGTTTCGTAGTTGATAGTTCCTGCGTTAACAGAAACAGGAATATTTTCGATACCTAAAACACGATAGATACGAATAATGCCGTTGTTGTCTTCTAGGAAACAGTTTGCAAAACCACCAAACGTAAAAGCATTTGATGATAGTTTATTACCTACACCATTAGGATGCGTTGATGATCTATTGTTTGTTGCATTGTCAATTGCATTAGAGAAATTGATTTCATAACGTGTGCCAATACCCAATTGAACGGCAAGTTCTTTTCTCATTTGTGCAGTCAATACGTTACTCAATATAGAACGCTCTGAAAGGTCAATCAGTCTTGATAGCTTTGAATATCTGAAGTAAGTACCAAACGTATTGATTTCTGTCGTGTTATAGTTTTTTATAGTGTCTACAATTAAATTTGAAATCGTGTCTGCTGACAGTGAAGTCTTTTTTGCATCGTAGTTTACCACACTTGATACAGTAACGTATAAAAACTCTGGATCAACAATTTCAGTCTGCACTGTTAGAATTTTCTTAGGATTAATCACAGAAGATATTAAGTTCAATTTTTCTGTTGCAGTTAACACAGAACCTGTTGTTGGTTTGATTGCAATGAAAACTTTTCCGAATGTAGGTGGATCGTTATCTTCGCCACCCCACACAACAACCGAGTCAACAGTCGGCTGTGCTAACAGTAATGCTCTGTAGTCTTCAGCGGTAACTGCACGATTTTGCGCTTCATACGCTTTTGGCGCATTGAATTTGATTTGTGCCACAGATTCTCTAGCTGAACCACCAGATGCTGGGCTGGCTGCGGTAAACGTTGCCGCAGTAACGTTTGTGATTGTATCTGAATAAGTCAATACATTAATGTCATTTGCAAGTGCGCCATTAGACACTAGATATCGAATGACTAGAATGTTTCCATTGCTGAGTGCTGTGCCGAAAGTGTCATCACCAAATTTTAATTCGTACAATCCATCTTCAGTTTCTTGTAAAAAATACACTAAAGATGTTGAATCAAGTTCAACTAAATTTTCTGATGGTGTAAATGTTCTTGTCGTACTGTCTACGGCAGAGTTCAAAACAGTTACGCTTAATGTTGTAGTGTCTACTCTAGAATTTGGAATCAAAAATCTTTGATCAGGATCAGCAGACACAACAGTATAACGTGTCGTAATGAGTGTACCCTCTTTGAGTGTGATAGTGTCTGAGAATACACCAGCATTTGAGAAGATGGTTTTTGAATTGACGTTTAGAAATTTATACGCAACTCCATCAATTGCACCATTGAATTCTGTGTACTCTGGAATAGTAATACTCGCTGGTGCACCAGAAACCGTGAGTGACAATGTGCCTGTGATAGATGCAGATGATGTTGAACGTGGAACATAGTTCAACGAATTTGCTAAGTTAACAACTGAATTTCTTTTTTGTGCAGTCGAAAGAAACGCTTCAGACGCTACCATGTTTAAGTAGAACGAATTGTAGTATGTGTTATATGCCAACATATCTAGAAGAACCGAAATACCAGCACCGTCAAAGTTGTAATCTCTGAATTGATCTTGTGCTTGTAAGTATCTTTTGAAGTTATTTTTAATACCTTCAAAGTTAAGTTCATCTACTCTTAAATTATTGTCTATGGCCATTATGCCGCCCTCGTTAACGATGTTGATAAAGAACCGGCTCTATTGATGTTTTTTATAATATATTGTATATTCAGTTCAATTCCATTTTCTTCGAATTTGATATCAACTTCATTGACAGAAACTCTAGGCTCATGTTTAGTGATTGCATCTATTATTTCTTTTTCTAAGTTATACTCAGTAAAGCCTGGTTCGTAGCTAAACAAGTAATTGCTGATATCACATCCATACTCGGGATTGAAAGGTCTTGTGCCTTTCTTTGTTCGAATTAAGTTCATCAATGATCTTTTGATTGCCGTTTCATTTATGATCGGTCGAATGTCTCCACTCACCGGATGCGGAGTGAAGTCTAAAGATAAGTCTTTGAAGAATGCGATTTCTGCCATTTTTTTCTTTTATTTATGTTGTTTGTTCTACCGTTTTAGAGTCCTGAATCTCTTTTCTTCGCTCTTTTGCTACCTTTGTGAATTCAGCTAACGCTTTTCTGGCTCTTGTTCCTGCTGATTTGTTGTTCTTGTTCTCAAATTTATCATTCTCCGCGAGATATGAATCAAATAAGTTAACTAAATTTTCATGATTTGTCATAATTATTTCCTTATAAAGTATTGACATTTGCTTGACATAGTGTTACACTGTCTGTGTAGACTATGATTTTAAGTACTAGGTACAGGTAGTGTTTCTGCTACAGCAATTGCAACATCCTGTAGTGTATTCTTTTCTTCGATTGCTTCTATTCTCATAATCAATTCTGTAAGTGTCGTACTGTAAACACTATCGGATAAAGTTAAATTTGTATTGCCATGTAATGTAAGATTATTATTGCTACTGATGTTAATGGTATTTGATTGTAGCTTTATTACATCGCCAGAGTCAATCGTAACGTTGTTTGCTGTTTGCCACACAATATCATTTTTATTCGTAACGCTTGCAAAGTTTCTTATTGCGTTTGATTCTGTGCCAAAATATTCTAACGCTTTCTCTGGTATTGCAGGTAAATAGCCTAAAATTGCTGGCTCTTGTGCCGACATTGAATCTAAAAAGAAACCAAAGACCCAATCACCTAATTTTGGTGCACCATACAAATTCGGTGTATTCAATGGATGAATAGATAACGCCCAAGGCAAATCTTCAGTCGGAACCAAATTTGTTTTCTTTGCTGGATGATATCCAAAACATCTGACTTTACATCTACCAAGTGTGAGAGGATCGTTGATATCTTCAACAATACCAATCCACCAAATAAAGCCGTCATGCCCAATAAAATTTTTCATAGTCTATCTAATTCTGAGGTGTCTACTGCGCCGGGAGGAACATTGTCTTTGATCCAAGTAAGTAATTGTTTTTTCACATCGAGTTCTTT